AACTATTCAAATCTACAACCTGGAACCACACACGGCAATACCCTGTCTGCTAGAGGATGGACAGTAACTAACTTATACTTGCCCTTGTATATTGCTAACGCTAACACAACAATTTCCACGGTGTCATCACACTACAATAAAATGTTGCCCAGCATTGGCAACGGCCTATACGATATCACAAAGTTTACTGCTATACTATCACAAGCCGGTGCATTTGTTACAGCAAGTCTAGCAACACAGACCATGTTGGAAACTTTTTATGATCAAACATTTGATGATCTGGGTATCAGTGTTACAAATCACAGTAGCGCAGTTGCTAATGGACTTAGTAACATCTTCGGCACTGATGCACAAATGGCCACATTAAGCAATGGCATTCGCCGCTTTGGTACTGCCTATGATGTTAAAAATCTAAACAAATTAGGCGACCCTGCAACATTTATACAGAATCTAATAGACTATGGCTTTGCAGAAACGCAGAAATCCGATTATATAATCGGTGGTTACTTATTGCCTACCACTTGGAGAACAGATGACGCCAATACACTACTTATATTCTTATCAAGTATCAAAGGCGACACACTAAACAAAATTATTTCTCAAACAGGCCTTAGACCAAATTCTACCATAACAGATTTAAGTCAATTGCTTGACTTGAGTAAGATCTTTAATAGTGCAGAGCTGGCAGTTGTTCCCGGTGGTGACTTTGCAGGCTTGGCCAATGAGTTCATTAACTTAGGCGGCAGATTTAAATCTTTTACAGAAGTTGCTGATTTATTAAACAACATTGAAGTTCCTGTCCTCACTTACTTGGATGCCTATACTGATATTATATCAGATTCTGATTATGCCAATTTGTCTGCTTCTATAGGTACAGGTACAGGCAGTCTAGGTAACCCAACTATAACAGATGTTATGGGTTCTATAGCAGGAGTTACCCACAGTACGGCACTTACAACCATCAGCAGTTGTTTAACCACAGCAGAGTCTGACACAGCAGGTACAGCCCTTAACGCAAATTTAGCAAATGTCATTACACAATGTGCAACCGGCCTAGCCAGCAAAATTGATAATGCATTTGTGGCGCTTTGGTCGGCGGCCAATACCTTCAACACCACAACAGCACTCAGCTCAACGGCCACCACAGGAAATTCTGCTGTCACTGCCATGCAATCTCAAGTGACAACTGAATTGAATAATTTATTATTGGCGGGAATACAACTGGACGACATAACCCCAGCCGGAGTTACCGGTATTTTGAGCATGGTTAATAATTTACATGACTATGGAGTTGATAGTCAGGGACTAAATTATGCCACACTTTTTGAAGGATGCCGCCAGAGCAATGCTGGTGGCGATGCCATTCATGCCGCTCTGGTTGAGGGAAGAAATCTGTTGGTGCAGTCTCGCAACTCGTTGCTGATTGGTACAAAATACAAAAAATAAATGGGCATTAACTGCCCATATTACTTGCTTTTCTACGAAAAAAACGCTATAATATACTCAGTCATTGGGTTATAGTAGTCGTTTACCCCAAGACTTAATGGGTTATATAAAACTACACACCTATAGAAGGAGGTAAAATATGATGACACTCATGTCTCGTATCAACCAAGACCTTTTAGCGGCATTCACTACAATGCTGTTGAAATTTTTAGGTTTAATGTTAATTGCCGCTGTACTGGTACAGGTAGTCAATATTAAATTCGAAAACCTAAGGGAAGGCTCAGAAGCTTACCGTCAAGGTTTCGTCAGTACAGCAGATCGTACTCGTCAGTTGGATTGTTTGACCAGGAACATCTATTGGGAAGCCGCAAGTGAGCCGTTTGAAGGCAAAGTTGCTGTGGCTCAAGTTACCATGAACCGAGTTACATCAGGTCGATTTGGCGAAGGAGTATGCGGAGTGGTATATCAACAGAACAATTACCTTGGCAAAATAGTTTGCCAATTCAGCTGGGTCTGCGAAGCCACACACAAAATCCGACCCATATATCCTGCACTTTATCGAGAAAGTGAAGAAGTGGCAAAGAAAGTGTTGCTAGAAAACTTTGGACTTAGTACAATGCGTGATGCACTTTACTTCCATGGCGATTATGTCAGTCCCAACTGGGGCAAGAAGAAAATTAGCCAAATTGGCCGCCATATTTTTTACAAGGACTAAGCAATGAAATTTCCTGACATGAATCTATTCACTGTGGCCAAAGTTAAATTCAACATCATCAAGTTTTTTGAAGATCATTTTGGTAAAATCTCAGCAGACACCCTGGGTTGGTTGGCCGCAATAGTGATACATTGTGCCACAGTTCCCAGTTTGTTGGCTCTGTTGACCGGGCTCAGTGATCGCACTCCAGGACTGGACATTGTGCTGTTCATGTGGGCCGGACTTGTACTGCTGTTTGGCCGTGCAGTGATTCTCAAAGACACCCTGAATATTGTCACAATCGGAATTGGGTTTATTGCTCAAGCAACCATAATGGCAATGATACTTTTTAAGTAAATAATAATAACAAGGAGGACAGACATGTCCAAGGTCACGCGAGAGTCGGAAGAAGAAATTGACGAATTTCTTAATGAAGTAGATTGGGCAGACGAGGACTATGCTTTTATTATTAGCCCCGATGGCAAATTAAAAAGCGTATTGTTACCCGAAACTGGATCCTTTACTGCACCTAAAAGTGTACAAAGAATATTGAAAATATTTGGGGTCAGGGACATAGACGACATTGACAATGACGCAACTCTGCACTAAAAGTAATACTAAAGTACTACATAAAAAGTACTACTTTTAGGGCTCAAAAAGTACTACTTTTGTAGTACTTTTTTTATGGCCGAAATTTGTCCGAAAAAGGAATCATTGCTATAATACTTGTATGGAACTTAAAAAGCAACCCCGAAAAAGACGCCAAGATACCAAGCATGTCGTTTACTGTATTACCAATACAACAACAGGCCAACAATACATTGGTATTACAGTTTGCGGACAACAAGTTCGTAAAGCTCTAAAAGTGCGTATGCAGAAACATGTACGCCGTGCAGTTACAGAAAACAAAGATTGGGCTTTGTGTAAGTCAATTCGCGAATACGGCACATTGGCTCACACTTACGGCATTGTGGAGTTTGTGCGTGGACGCAAGCCTGCTCATGCTCGTGAGCGTGAATTGATTGCCGAATTTAATCCTGCTCTGAACAGCCACTAAGGAACACACAATGGAATTCCATGTTGAAGCAGGCCCCAAGACTCGACGATTTATTGAAGCGGTACTGCCCAGTATGCTGACCCAACTTGGGTTGGACAGTAGCCGTAAATTTTTAATGATTAAAGTAGATCGTGATCTCAAAGACCACGGCACCACAGTGCCAATGACAGGCATAGATACCGTTTTGGTTGTGTTAAAGCCCAAACGCAATTGCCTGGAATTGGGAGTAACACTTGCACATGAATTGGTGCATGTGCGTCAAATGGCCAAAGGTATATTAAAGATAACACCACGAGGTAAAAAATGGTGTGGCAAGTTCTACTCAAGACGCACTCCGTATTTGGATCAACCCTGGGAACAAGAAGCCTTTGCACGACAGGAAATTGTGTTCCGTAGAGCCATTGACTAACAATGGCATCTATTGTACAATAGCACTATGAAGAAACAAAATCTTTTTATTCTTAGTTGGGACAACACCGGACTTGAAGCCTGTGTTGACATTACACAAGACCGTGATCGCTCAGAAACATTTGAACAAGAAAAACTGTTCGACATAATCCGCGATCCAGACACAGTACCACGCAATGAACACCTGGTAAAAGTCAACCAAATGGTTGGTATGATGATCATGCGAGCCCGAAAAAACCCACAGCGACATTACGAAATTTATACAGTAACAACAGACCGTGGTATTACTCAACAAGATTTGCGTGACCTGTTTGAGTCCACACCGCAGACAGCGGCCGACATGATTCGTGAGCGTGGCAACCAGTTGTACAGCGACCGAGCCAACCAGAAACATATTTTAATCACCTAAGGAGCAAGTATGAACAAGAAACGCCAAATGAGCTATGACCGATTCAATGTTGTACCCACCAACAACACCAGTCTGTATGCCATTAAGAATACACACTATGTATTCCGTCCGGCAGATAAAACAGCAGACGACACCGACATGGATTTAACTCAAGCCCGTGCAGTTATAGACTTTATCAAAGGTCTGTGATGCTCAATTGGGTATTGGTTGTTGTATTGTTGTCTCCGGGATCCAATAATGGTCCTATCAAGGATTATCAAGTGGTCGAGCATTATCGAACCAAACAGGATTGTGTATCTGCTAAACAACCCAATACCACTGCTCGACAATATGTTTGTTTACCAGTGGATAGGAATTAGAATGAAATTACATTACACCTGCTCAAAATGTAAACTGTTACTGGAAGCAACAGAAGAGTATTTTTTTCCTAGCGGTCTCAAGAAGGTTGCTAAAAATTTGAATCAACTTGCTATTCCCCAATGTAAATCCTGTGCCAAACAATATGCCACACAATGGCGTAGCGCAATAAAGGCCAAAGGACTAGTTCGTAGTCAAAAAACTACATTGGTCATGGCAGGTGCTGTTACTGGAACCATTTATGTTATAGGTCCAGATATCCCAGGAACACCTTATAAAATTGGAATAACTTCGGGATCAAACACAGATAAAAGAAAAAGATCTTTACAGACAGCGCATTGGTTGGATCTTAAATTAGTTTGGAAATCAGACTTGCTGAACCGAGTAGATATTATTGAAAAAAAATTACACAAGCATTTTGAAAAAAAATGGGTAAGAGGAGAATGGTTTAATATTACAAAAAACGATATTACCGATATCTCACGATTGATAAAACAGTTTGGAGTTGCAGAATGAAAGAAACAATTGGTTTCATAGTTATTGCAATCGTTGCATTATACGCCAATTGGACCACAGTGGGTTCAGACAACGAACTCTCTGAATTAGATAAGTTAAGAAACTCTCGTGGTTTTCTAATTAGGATCGGAGTGGAAGAATGATGGAATTTGATACTTGGTTAACAGAAGCCGACATTGAACGCCTGTGGGCAGTATGTCACAGCACACTTCCAGAAATATATGCATCTGCTGAAGAAATTGATGAATTTGCTAGATTGGTAACTCATACTGCCATGCTTAAGGTTGCTGGTGAAGAATACTTACAAGCAGTAGTGCAGTAAACACCGCCCCGGCGGGTGGTCTTTTGGCTAAATATCCTATACAGGGACAAATATGGCCAATATCACCATTACAGTACAGAGCTTGTTAAACACAGCCGTTTATGACAGCTACACCATCGACAATGGTCAGACCGTGGCACAGTTAAAAACAGCCATCAACACAGCCCGTGGGTTTAATTCTACTTGGTACGACATATCTAAGGCAGAAACCATTTTGACGGAATCTGCCACACTTGCTAGTTTGAGCATCATCACTGGCACAGCACTAAGAACACACAACAAGATTGGCAGATTGGCTTCTAGAGAAATTAGACAAAAAGCCAAATTAGATTTGGCCGCACTAGACCGGGCGGCATCAAGCAAACCAAGAGCCACTTATGACCTTACATCATTGCCCACACAATTTGCGGGCAACTCTATCGTGGACAATCCCAATGTTGGCGGGCTTGTTACTGGTCGTCCTTGGATTGAAACAGTATCCGCATTTACATTCTACGAAGCATTTGGAACAACCGCGGCATTAACAACCACACAGTATGTGAGTGGTAATAAGATTTATGTGTATGCATCAACATGGGATGTACCTGAATATCAGAATAGCAGAGTAGTTGTAAACGACATTGAACTATTGAATATTGGCGATAGAGGCCATAATATGGTGGTGTTGGATTCTTATGGTGATTTAGTTAGTACAGCAAATTATGACACATATGGAGTTGCTGGTGATTTAACTTTGTTGGCAAACGCATTAAACGGAGTTGCCAGTGGTAACATTGTGGTACTTACTGTTTGGGATGCCTCTGCATTAAATGCCACCGTAAGAACAGCAATCAATAATGGGTATGGTTCTACTAACAGCAACACATGGACTGCTGATCGTACTAGTCAACTCTTTATTGGTATTAAAGCATAATGGGTGTACAAAATCCTAACTCGACCAACCTACATTTGACCTGTTGGATTATAATCTAACACTAGCACCTGGCGAAACAATCAGTGTGTTTGTCAGCAGTGGTGGCTCCTTAACAAGGTCTGCTATTGGTTTAACCTGGTTAGTAGATTAACCATAATCATTGACAACTCCCATTTATCTGCGTATACTATAGGACTAAAACCTATAAATATACGACTATGATATTTGGATACTTCACTCTAATCGTTGCACTGATCATCAGTGCCATTGCGGCCTACTACAGTATTATAGGCCTAACTGCCATTTTCTCAGCCGCTGTGATCCCCATCATGATCATGGGTGCCAGCCTAGAAGTTGGCAAAGTCACTGCGGCTATTTGGCTAAAGATGTATTGGGAACGAGCCAGCCTGTTGTACAAGTTTTATCTTGTTCCGGCTGTGGCATTCTTAATGCTGTTAACAAGCATGGGCATCTTTGGATTCCTGAGTAAAGCACACAGTGATCAAAGTTTAGTATCAGGTGATTCAATGGCCCGGGTAGCCATATACGATGAAAAAATCAAAATAGCAAGGGACAATATCGATGCTAACCGCAAAGTTCTTAAACAGTATGATGAGGCAGTGGATCAAGTCATGGGCCGAAGCTCAGATGAAAAGGGTGCCGATAAAGCAGTCTCTATACGCAGATCTCAGCAAAAAGAGCGAACCCGTTTACAAGCCGAGATCGAGGCCGAACAGAAAAAAATTAGTCAACTTAATGAAGACCGGGCACCTCTCGCCGCAGAGAACAGGAAGATCGAATCAGAAGTCGGTCCTATAAAATACATAGCGGCCCTGGTGTATGGCGACAATCCTGATCAGAATGTATTAGAACGAGCTGTCAGGCTGGTGATCATTATTATTGTGCTGGTGTTTGATCCCTTGGCACTGGTATTAATACTAGCCGCACAACAAAGCATCAAGTGGGCCCAAGAAGAACGAGACAAGAAAGAATCGGGATCAATTTTAGATGAACCAACGGTAGAGGCACCAACAGCGCCGGAAGTCGCTGAGCCCATAGCTCAGAACGAGCCCGATGAACCTCAAACTAAGTTTGACCCTTTGGCATATTTAAAACGGCCATTTGAACATTTTAAGAATCTTATGCCCATGGTGGCGCCACCCCCACCCAGCACACATGCCATACACGAAGATGCGGCCGCAATGGCTATACTCGCCCCTGGGGAGATTTCCGCTGTTGAAACTAGACCTTTTACTGAAGCGGAAGTTGCGGCATTAGATGAACCGCTACCACCCGACGATAACTTGGTATTTTTAACAAACAGCGATCATTTAATGCATAACGGCCGTAGTTATAGCATTGACTCGTTTAAACAACAGTTTCCAGAATTAAGTGCCCTAGCAGATAATCATCCCAGTTTAGGCAACGCATCAAATGCTGACTTCGGAACATCGTTTCCGTTGAAGCCAAACAAGGGTGACATGTTTTTGCGTACAGATTATCTACCCAGTAAATTGTTCAAATGGAATGGGTCCAAGTGGGTTGAAAGTGATAAATCACTAACAGATAACTACGTATTTAATGAAGCATATATCAAACATCTGGTAGATAAAATTGCTTCGGGCGAGTACGATCCGGACGAGCTCAGTGAAACAGAACAAACCCAAATAGCTGAATATTTAAAAAATCAACAACAAGGTAAAATTTAAGTAAATAGTACATGTCATATTACAAACCAAAACCAATTCGCGGATGTAGCGTAATTGTTCAAAATGATCAAGTGGATAAAGCTCTACGCAAATTCAAGAAAAAAATCCAAGAGTCGGGACTACTTGAAGAAATAAAAGAACGCCAACATTTTGAAAAACCCACAACCGAACGCAAACGCAAACGAGGTGCGGCACAGGCCCGTTGGCGTAAAAAGTTGCGTGACCAAGAATTACCAAAAAAGTTGTATTAAATAATTTTTTCTGTATAATAAATAAACATGTAGCGCCCATTATGGGGCTACATTACAAAAGTCATAACTTGCTTATTAAAGGAGAAACAACATGACACAATTCACACTTCACACCCTCGATTTACCTAGCCTACACCGTCATGCCATTGGCTTTGACCAATTGTTTGCACAGTTAAATCGCACTTTTGCCAACAGCAAAAGCGATGGCAACTATCCCCCACATAATGTAATCAAAATTGACGACACACACTATGTGATTGAGTTGGCAGTTGCTGGCTTTGCTGACAGCGAAATTGATGTAGAACTAAAGGACAACATCTTGACAGTCCGTGGCGACAAAGCCAAAGACGAAACAGAAGTTGAATACCTACACAAAGGTATTAGTGCCCGCAATTTTGCTCGCACATTTCCATTGGCAGAACATATTGAAGTTTGTGGGGCCACTGTTAAAAACGGTATTCTTTCTATTGCACTAGAACAACTAGTGCCTGAAGAAGACAAGCCCAAAAAGATTGCAATTACTTTCACAAAGTAATATAATCTAAGCAAGGGTGGACTCATCCACCCTTGTGTTAAATACTATACTATGGCAGAACCTGAAACTAAAAATAAACCAAAGATTGCTCCTAAGGTTAAACTCAAAGAACCTAGTCAATATAGAGTGATCTACATCAATGATGAAGTAACCACCATGGAATTTGTTGTGGAAACATTAAAGATAATGTTTTACTATGATGAATCGGCCGCTGTGGCAATCACAGAAAAGATTCACGAAGCAGGATCGGCGGTGGTAGCAGTACTACCCTATGAGATTGCAGAACAAAAAGGTGTCGAAGTCACCTTGCTGGCTCGCAGTCACGGATTCCCGCTGAGTGTCAAACTTGAAATAGAAACATGATATTCAATCACATTAGAGAACTCAAAGACGCAGGTAAAAAAATTGGTATAACATTCAGCACATTCGACATGCTCCATGCCGGACATATTGCCATGTTGAGTGAAGCCAAGAATCATTGCGATTATCTAATTTGTGGCTTGCAAACAGATCCCACAATCGATCGCCCGGATACCAAAAACAAACCTGTACAAAGTATTGTGGAACGACAAATACAATTGGCCGCATGCCGTTATGTGGACGAAGTTGTTGTGTATCAAACTGAACAGGACCTTAGGGACCTGTTGTTGATCTTGCCTGTGGATGTACGCATCTTGGGTGTGGAATATCAACATATAAATTTCTCTGGCATGGAGGAATGTGGAATGCGCGGGATTGAACTAGTGTTCAACGGCAGAGATCATTCGTTCTCCAGTTCGGGTCTGCGTAGCCGTGTGGTTGCCGCAGAAAGCCAAAAACTCTTGACACAAAGTAAATAATAGCATATAATACAAGTATGGACATCATGCTTGATTTAGAAACACTAGGAACTCGCCCAGATTGCGTCATACTTACTCTGGGTGCAATTAAGTTTGACCCTTATACATTAAGTGACCCGGGACCAGGTATTTACTTTCGTGTGGATGTAGATGAACAAACAGCACTGGGTCGCGAAGTGCAAGAAGACACTCTTGCTTGGTGGATTAGCCAGGCCGATGACATCCGTGAAGAAGCCCTGGGCGAAAACGAGCGTGTTAGTTTAGATACCCTGTATCGAGACTTAAATAGATTTCTAGTAGGCGCCAACAATATTTGGGCTCAAGGTCCTTTGTTCGATTTTGCTATATTGGAAAACTTGTATAGACAGATGGGGTGGCCTACTCCTTGGCAATACTGGCAAATCCGTGACAGTCGTACACTATTTGGAGTACACGGAGATCCAAGAGTC